AAACGCGAAGCGTAGCGTACCCTAAGGTTAATATAAAGGACCCCCCCTTCCTTAAAACGTTCTACTACCCTAACCTACAAAAGTGTGTACCCGTGAGTTCTATATAAAGCGACGATGTAAAAAAAAGTCATGATAAAATTTTCCCCAGAAAAAATTGGGACCAATAAAGTTTTTCACATATATCTAAGGAGTGATTGTGTTATGCATAATTTAACTGAGGATAAATTCAAAGAGAGTTGGGAGATCCTCAATACGATAGTTGGTTTTATGAAGACTGATTATAGTATTGAGGATTTAACATATGAAGCGGTAGAAGAAACCGCCCATGAAGCAGAGGAAAGTTCGTATTGACTTTCTCTACATAATACGTTAAAATACAAATTGAAGTGGAGTGATTTAATTCCGATGGCAAAAGGATTTACAGTAAAGGCAAAGACGCCTGTGAAAGCATCAGAGGAACCCAAAGAGGAATGGGATTATGATGCAATCAAAGCAAGAATGAAAGGTAAGACGATTGTATTCTGTTTACCAGGGAGGGGATGTTCATATACGTTTATGAAGAATTTTGTACAGTTATGTTTTGACTTAGTACAGAATGGGATGAGCATTCAGATTTCACAGGACTATAGTTCTATGGTGAATTTTGCCCGATGTAAGTGTTTAGGTGCGAATGTATTGCGAGGTCCTAGTCAGATTCCATGGGACGGAAAGTTACAGTATGATTATCAGTTATGGATTGATAGTGATATTGTGTTTACCTCAGAGAAATTCTGGCAGTTATGCGATATGGCAATTACTGAAGAGGGCACAGAACGAGAGATTGTATCTGGGTGGTATTCTACAGAGGATGGTCGCACGACATCAGTAGCACACTGGTTAGATGAGGATGACTTCCGAAACAATGGGGGAGTTATGAATCATGAGATGGTTGATGGTATTCAAAAACGGCGTAAGCCTTTTACTGTAGATTATACAGGGTTCGGATGGGTGATGATTAAGCACGGTGTTTTTGAGAGTCCAAAGATGACATATCCATGGTTTGCGCCAAAGATGCAAGTCTTTGAATCTGGTGCGGTACAAGATATGTGTGGTGAGGATGTCTCATTTTGTTTAGATGCTATTGAGGCAGGGTTTAAGATTTGGTGTGATCCAAGGATTCGTGTTGGTCACGAAAAAATGCGGGTAATCTAAGAAGAACGTTAGAATCACTTTATACTGATAGGAGTATTTAAATTATGGCAAAGATTAGAAAGTCTCTATTGGGACAAACAATGATTGAGTCTCAACCTAAGAGGACTCGACAAGGAGCAGGAAAACATACAAAGTATGCTGCTACGAGTCGTAATGGGAAACCAAAGCGTTATCGTGGTCAAGGGCGATAATATGATAAAGAGACCTTCGGGTCTCTTTTTTTTTGTCTAGATACATATGTGAAACATTAAAGTATACTATGGCTTGTTTGATTGTTAATCTACCAGCAGTAGAAGTATGGGTTCGTAAAGAATACTTAACTGATCATACTAGTGGATGGGGCGAATATGTAAAAGGTGTTTGGGTATCATGTAAAAGTATACCTGGTCGTGCATTTTATTTTGAGACTTATCTACCAGAATATGGTGCAATGTATGATAAGTTACCAATTAGTGCGTTCTTATCGGAACCAAAAAAACCCGACCCTGATATGAATCTACAGAACTTACAGTTTTGGAACTGTATGGATTATGGTGTTGTAGCGATTCAAAAACCGTTTATAGGGTCTATGGACTATGAACTGTATACAAGGGATCACGGGACCGTTAAAGGTACATACGTGTGTACTCTAGATAACTATCATCAAGACCCTGATACAGTTGATTATGCAACCAGTGAGAATCCATCAGAGCATAAGTCTCATAACCTAATAGAACTAGCAAATGGACAATATGCTTTGTATCCTAATAATAGGATGAGAATATATGATAATAGTCTTACACCAGCAGAACCAAAGAAACCTGACTTTAAAGTCTCTACTGAATATTATCAGGTTGAAAATGGTTATGATCGTATGGGACTAGGAGATCAGGAGTCATACTTCTGGAAAACACAACAAGACATTAAGAGAGGAAACAACGATGCCTGAGAATAATTTTTTAAGGGAGATTGCGAATGATGAACAGACTCCTAGACAACTTAAGAAAATTAATGAAGACGGACTTTTTGAAACAACTGATTGTTCTGACCCTGATCATCAGTGTACTTGTGGTTCTAAACCAGTAACATTAACTGAGGATTAAGCGTCTAAATAAGGTAGAATTCTTGTATTATTTTGCCAGTCCAAAGGAACAGTAAAGCATTTAAAGATTTGAGTGCGTCATTTAAAATCAATCCTCTTAAAAGAGATTTGATTGAATTGACGAATGAGAATGCTATTGCTCGTTCTATTCGTAACTTGCTTCTTACAATACCTGGTGAGAAACCATTTAATCCTGCTTTAGGATCAAATATAAGCAATCTACTCTTTGGGCAGATTGATTCACGTACAGCATCATCAATTCAAACTGAAATTGTAGATACTATTGAGTTGTTTGAACCAAGAGTGGAACTCATTGATGTCAAAGTCAAAGCAGATCCTGATAAGTATCGTTTTGATTGTAAGATACAATATATTATTGTTGGTATAGATGTACCAGCACAAGAACTCTCCGTTGCATTAGAACCCACTAGGTAAAATGCCTTTAGTAAATTTCAGCAATCTAGATTTTGAGCAGATAAAGGTTTCCATAAAGGATTACCTCCGTGCAAACTCTAACTTCACCGATTACGATTTTGAGGGGTCAAACCTCTCGACAGTTATTGATGCATTAGCATATAACACATATATTACTTCATACAATGCCAATATGGTAACGAATGAAGTATTCATTGATAGTGCAACACTACGAGAGAATGTAGTGTCACTAGCAAGGAATATTGGTTATGTGCCTAGATCTCGTACCTCATCAAGATCGGTTATTTCTTTTGAAGTTGATGTATCCACTACTACAGCATCAAGTGTAACTCTAAAGAAGGGTCTTGTTGCGATTTCATCTCAACAATTCGGTTCGCAAGATTATACGTTTTCAATTCCGAAAGACATTATAAAAACTGTTGATTCAGATGGCATAGCACGTTTTTATGATATCACAATATACGAAGGAACTTTTGTTGAGACACAGTTCCCAATAAGTTCCAGAACTCCGAATCAAAAAATTATATTACCAAATACAGGAATAGACACGTCATTAATCACTGTAGAGGTTCTAGAATCGTCTACATCGAATATTAAAACCACTTATACCCAATATAGTGGATTGATTGATATTAAGTCAGATTCTCGTGTTTACTTCTTACAAGAGATACCAAACGAAAAATATGAACTTCTATTTGGTGATGGAGTATTTGGTAAAAAGTTAGAAGAACCAAATGTCGTAAAAGTTGGATATATGATATCTGCAGGTGCTGCAGCAAATGGAATTGATTCATTCACTTTCAGTGGAGAGTTAATAGAAAATAACGGAACTCCTGTTACAACTGCTATTACAGCACTAGTTACTGATGGTTCATCTCAACTTGGTGCTCAAATAGAATCTGTGGATTCGATCAAAAGATATGCTCCACAAATTTACGCATCTCAGAACCGTGCTGTCACAGCATCAGACTACGAGGCATTGATTCCTAACATATATCCTGAAGCAGAGTCTGTATCAGCATATGGTGGAGAAGATTTAAGTCCTCCGCAATATGGAAAAGTATTTGTAAGCATTAAACCTGTCAATGGAGTCTTTTTATCTACTTGTCTAAAAGATTTTCTAATTGAAAAAATAAATCGATATAAAGTTGCTGGTATTCAAGTTCAGTTAATTGATTTAAACTATCTTTATATTGAGACCGACTCTAATGTATATTATAATACAAATAAGGTACAAAGTGGAAGTGTAATTAAGGCAGATGTTTTGGCATCAATTACTGAATATTCATCTTCCTCTGCATTGAATAAGTTTGGAGCAAGATTTAAGTATAGTAAGTATCAAACTCTAATTGATAATAGTAACATTGCGGCGACTTCTAATATCACAAATGTTCAGATAAGAAGAGACTTAGAACCTGTAATTAATAAGTTTGGTCAATATGAGTTATGTTATGGTAATAGATTCCAAGTTAAAAACTCTTCAACAGATAAATGTGGTACAAACCTATTAGATGCTGAGAACAAAGGATTCAATGTAAGATCGTCAGGTTTTAAAATCAGTGGGATCTCTGATACATTGTATCTTGGAGACATTCCAAATATGGGATTAAAGACTGGTAAACTATTCTTCTTTAAGTTGGCATCACCAAAACAAGCAATAATTGTAAAACAAAATGTTGGTATTGTAGATTATATCCATGGTGAGATTAAGTTGAATCCAATAAAGTTTGTTTCAACGAGTATTGTTAGAAATAAAGTTCCTATTATTGAAGTATCTGCTATTCCTTATTCAAATGACGTTATTGGTCTTCAAGATTTATATCTTCAATTAGACCTCAATTATACTACGGTAAATAGTGTTGTAGATAAGATAGATTCTGGTGATGATATCTCTGGAAGTAACTACATTGTAAGTCCAAGTTACGATGGAAATGAGTTAGTACGCGGCACCCCCCAACTTATAGCAGCAGAAACTTCATCCGCTTCATCCTCTTCAACCACACCTTCTTCTACTTCCAACACAAGTTCTACAATATTGGTCAATTCCAATAGAGTCGCACAATCTACTTTCAATAATACCCAATCAACTCCTGGCTACTAATAAGAAATGGCAATCGATAGAGTCAATATTCAAGATATCATCGCATCTCAGGTCCCTGCATATGTGAGAGATGATTTCCCGCTGCTTGTTGAGTTTTTAAAACAGTATTATCTTTCAGTAGAGTTTAAAAGTGGGACATATGATCTTATTACAAATATTGATAAGTACGTCAAGGTAGATGAACTTTATGCATTAGTAGATTCTACTATCCTTCAATCGGATATTAATTCAGTTGATACTTCTATCGGTGCTGATATTAATGGAAATTTCACAGAAGGATTTCCGAAAAGAAATGGATTACTTTTAATTGATGATGAAATCATTTCTTACACCCATAAGACAGACACCTCGTTTGAGGGGTGTGTACGGGGTTTCAGTGGAGTTACAAGTTACTCTGGGACAAATACCCCAGATGAACTAGTATTTAAAGAAACCTTAGCAGCAAGCCATACTAAAGACACCGTAGTTTATAATTTAAGTATTCGTTTTCTAAAAGAGTTTTTTAGAAAACTTAAAAACCAAGTCATTCCTGGATTTGAAGATAGAGCAACAGTTAGTGATCTCAATCAAAGAAACTTTATTTTTGGATCTAAATCTTTTTATGATTCAAAAGGCACAGATGATTCAATTGAGATTCTTTTCAGAGCATTGTATGGAAAAGACTCTTCAGTTATAAGGCCAAGTGAATATCTGTTTAAACCATCTGATGCAGATTATAGAGTTACCATTGATATGGTGGTTGAGAAGAATATTGGAGATCCTTTAGATTTAAAATCTCGTACACTATATCAGGACTCTACAAAAGCAAGAGGGTCTGTATGTAACGTAGAAAAATTAAATTGGGACTATGCTTCATTAGGTATCGATAAAGAAGCATTCAATATCAAAAGCGAATATTATCAAGTTTCTATTGACTATGGATATCAAAGAGATATTGATGTAACTGGAACAGTTTACAGCACATTTGAACCAGCAGCAAAGACACAACTAGTAAACACTGCAGGTATTGGTGCTACTATTATTGATGTTGACTCCACGGTAAGTTTTGGTAGTACTGGAGAAATTATTCTGAAGGATAATGATTATAACGATGTAGTTGTTCAATATACTTCAAAATCAATCAACCAATTTATCGGAATAACAACCTTAACCACTGAAATACCAAATACCTCTAATGTAACACAAAATGATTTTGCTTATAGTTATAAAGGAATAGATGATATTATAAATGTCCGTATCACTGGTTCTCTTAAAGATTTTAATGTCTTTGATGATACTTTTTCTCTAAATTCTGACGATACTATTGGTGTTAAAACACTAGGTTATCCTTCATCTAGTTTTAAAGAGAACAATTGGTTTTTCAATATAAAAACAGACTGGAATGTTAAAGAACTTATTCTTGTAGATGCAAGTGAATCTACTTACAAAGTAGAATTATATTCCAATCATTATTTTTATAATGGATATAAGGTAAGACTTATTGGTTCAAATGGAATTGTACGAGAGGGTTATGTTACGTCAATCAATACCAATAAAGGATTTACAGTTAAGTTATCCTCAACCATACCAGCATCGGAACTTTCACTCAGATATAGTCTAAAAAATATTATTCAGAAAGGACTGTCTAATAACTATCCAATCATTCAAAAATATTATTCTAATATTCAAAACGTATATACTAAGTTTAATGGAGACCTGCTAATTGCTAGCAATTCTATTCCATCATATCTTGAGACCGTTTTAAATCCATATAACAAAGAAATCACTTTCTCAGGCAGTGCAACTGGATTGGGAGTATTGAAACTGCAGTCAGCAGGAGATCATGGATTATATACTGGAGATACAGTTTTCTATAAAGGTAGTATAACAGAAACGATCACCAATACTCCAGATGGTAATCAATTTATTACTAAAACTAAAAGTCAATTCTCTAACTTAGATGAGTTAGTTTATTTTGTCAAGAGAGTTAGTGCTACACAAATTCAACTTTCTAGGAGTAAGTCTGATTTATTTTCTAACAAATATATTATACCTATAGGTTCTGTAGAAAACAATAAAATTATATTATACAGCAACTACGGTAAGCAACTTTTACCCCAACATATTGTACGTCAAGTACTGCCCCCAGATAATAAATCAGGCACATTTTTCACTCAACCAGGACCTACCGGCATCCTGGTTAATGGAGTTGAAATTCTTAACTTTAAATCTCCTAAAAGTGTATACCATGGTAAAATCAATAACTTTGAGGTTATTGATAAGGGATATGGTTATGATGTAATTACCCCGCCAGCATTATTAGTTACAGACACTAAAGGATCTGGTGTTGTTGGTGATGTTTCCGTTCATGGATCTTTAGAAAGAATTGATATAATTGATACTGGATATGATTATATTGATACACCAATAATTGAAATCAAAGGTGGAGGAGGACAAGATGCTGCTGCTAAAGTTAATGTATCGTCTGTTTCCCACATAGTTACTTTCAATGCTGGTGCTGGAAGTAGTAATGTCAATACATCTAATAACACTATAGGTTTCTCGACCTTTCACAAGTTTAGAGATTTTGAGAAGTTAGTATACAAAACTGGAGGATCAAACACAATTTTAGGATTGTCCACTAACTCAGTATACTATGCAAATGTAGTTGATGCATATACAGTTAAACTTCACAATACTTTGTCTGAATCTAAATCAGGCATTAATACCGTAACGATACTTTCAAAAGGAAAAGATACACAATCTCTAGAAACATTAGAAAGAAAAAGAATAGTAACTGATATTGTAGTAACAAATTCTGGATTTGGGTATAAGAATCAAAAGCGAACGATACCTTCTACTGGAATTAATACTGCTACTAATAACTTTATAATTCCAAGTCATGGGTACATGGAAGGTGATATTATTAGATATACACCAGGATCAACCCCAGTGAGCGGCATTTCTTCTAATACTGATTATTATGTAACTAAAGTAGATGATAATAAGTTTCTACTATCGGGTATAGGAACAGGAAGTATTACTAAAGACTATTATTATAATAATAACATATACAATAATATTACTTCTATTGGAAATGGGTCATTTAACTATGAACCAATCTCAGTTACTATTAAGGGAACTATTGGCGTTAATACATTAACAAATCAAGATTTTAACTGTAAAATCCAACCTGTTTTTAGAGGAAATATTGATTCTATTGATACTACTTCTGGAGGAGTTGGATATGGTGCATCTACTACGATTAATTTCAATAGACAACCTAATATTAGTTTAGTCAGTGGTTCTGAAGCACAGTTGTTCCCTGTTGTTTCTAATGGTCAAATTATTGATGTTATTGTTCAGTCAGGTGGGTCTGGATATAACTCACCTCCAGATTTGGTTTTATCTGGATCTGGAGATTACGCTAAACTCACTCCCGTTATTGTTGATGGAAAAATTACAGAAGTAAAAATTATAAATGGTGGAGCAGGATATGTTCAAGGTGATATACTATTAACAATAGTTAAATCTGGAAATGATTGTACAATTAAAGCAATTATCCAACAATGGATAATTGATATTTTTGCTAATGATTTTAATAATATAAAAAGTGATGATGGATTCGTAGTAAAAAATGCAAGAGATAACTCTCTTCAGTATACTCATGTGTATGCACCAAGAAAACTGAGAGAATCTGTATATTCAGTTGATTCTAATGGAAATAAAATTTATGGAAATACAGATTTAATTTTAAACAATGGCATTGAGATTGAATCTATAGATCATTCTCCAATTATTGGTTGGGCATATGATGGAAATCCAATTTATGGACCATATGGATATACAAATGCGTTTGGAGGAACAGTAACAAGAATCAAATCTTCATATGAACTAATAACACAACAATCTCAAAGACCTCCTTTGTCTTCATTCAGTGAAGGATTTTTTGTTGAAGATTATCAGTTCACTGGTTCTGGCGACTTAGATGAGCACAATGGAAGGATATGTGTTACTCCAGAATATCCAAATGGAACTTATGCCTATTTTGCCACAATAAATGCAAATATCGATAATTCTGGTCCTTTTGATAATTTCAAAAGACCTGCATTCCCATACATTATTGGACTAACTTTCAAATCAAAACCAAACTCTTTTAACTTCTTAAAGTCATCTAATCAATCCGATTATGATCTCAAATCAAATAACTGGTTAAGGAATACAACTCCATACAAGTTAAATGATCAAAATAGTTCTTATAGTTATATTTTAAATTCAAGTAAAGATAAACCTCAAGAAATTAATATTACCGCAGCAAAAACTGGAAATGTAGAATCGATTGGAATAAGCACTGGTGGAGATAATTATAAAGTAAATGATAAAATCACTTTTGATGCTGTAAAGTTTGGTAAAAATGCTCGTGCTTCTGTTGATAGAATATCTGGTAGAAAAGTCAATACTGTAAGTGTTGCCACAACTCAAATTAGTGAAGTTGAGTTTGTCCCTCAAACTTCTAAAAACCAATTCTTAGGCGTATCTTCTACACCTCATGGATTTAATGATAAGGATATTGTTAATGTTAATGGACTTTCACGTTACTTTGATAGATTAGATGGCAACTTTACTATTGGAGTTACTACTTCTAGACTTTCTTTATCACAAGAAGTAGGACTTCAAGGATCTACAGGCATTCACACGTATATTTCCGTATCTGGAAATTTGAGTTATCCTACCGTTATGGTGGATGATATATTCAAGATAGGAACAGAAAAAGTTAAAGTTCTTAAAATTGAACCCGGTAGATTGCGAGTAGAGAGAGCAGTCAACAATACAGTTGCTATTGCACATACGGTATCCAGTTTAATTGAAGATGACTCAAGAAGATTTGCTATTAAAGTTGGTTTGGCTAAAACTACTCAAACATTAACACTTAATAAGAAGATTTATTTTGAACCTTCAGAATCTGTTGGTGTCGGAACAGTGGGTATTGGTAATACTTTATCAATTGTAAATCCTGGAGCAGGTATCACTCAGATATTTGTAGAACCAAGAAACATTTATCTTCCAAATCATGGTCTAAAGATAAATGAAATAATTAAATATAATCCAAATGATGGAACATCCATTCAAGTGTGGAGTGGATTGGTAGGAGTAGCATATACTAACCTGTCTTCATATGATAAGTTGTACGCAGTTCCACTTAATAATAGGTATGTTGGAATTAGTTCAAATAAAGTAGGATTAGGTTCAACTGGAACATATGTTGGTGTAAACACCTCTACTAGTCTTTTATATTTTACAGGAATAGGAACTGGAACCAATCATAGTTTCCATACCGATAAAGTCAATGTTGTGAAGGGTAATGTATCTAAAAACATAGTTACAGTGTCTACAGCAGGCACTCATGGTCTTGCATATAAGAATAAGATATTCTTTGATCTTAGACCTACTAATCAGATTGATGTTGTTGTTAAGTATGATGATTACAATAGAAGAATTGTATTTAATCCAACAAACTTCATTGCTGCTGATATGGATGTTGACGAGAACTCAATCAAATTCTCTAGGATGCCATTTAAAACTGGGGATAAAGTAATATATACTGCTTCCTCTCCAGCAAGTGGACTTACAGATAATGGAATGTATTATGTTTACATCTATACCACTAATAAGATTAAACTTGTAAGTGAAAAAACCGAACTTAAAACTCTTAATCCTAAATTTGTAGACATAACTTCATCTTCTGACGGAACTCTATCTAGAATCAATCCATTTGTAGAGGTGAGTAGAAATAATACTTTAAAATTTGATCTTTCAGACTCTTCACTTTCATTCATATCAAATGGAGTATCATACTCTGCTTTCGTTATGAAGATTTTTACAGATCTGCAACTTAATAAAAGATTTCTTACCTCAGGAAATAGTGATCAATTTGAGGTAACAACTAATGGGAAAATGGGTATTGATTCAAATGCCAATCTCTCAATCCGTTTCACTAACGAAGTTCCTTCAGTTCTTTGGTATAACTTTGAACCAACCCAAAAATCAATCATTACAACCAGTAAAAGTAAAATTGTAGTAGATAGAGATGCTTATGCTTTTAGTGAGATAAATGTTGTAAAAACAAAATTAGATGGTCCAAAAGATATTGCAAGTATTGGGTCTACCACCTTTACATTTAATATTGCGTCATCACCAAATATTATATCATTTGGATCAACCAATTGTAATGCAATCTATGAGACAACATCAAAAACCGCTCAAGGTGCGATATCAAAAGTTAAAATTTTAGATCCCGGTTCTGGATACAAAACTATTCCATCCATATCTTCTATTAGGAGTGGATTTGGAACCGGAGCATACTTGGAACCAGATAGTAATAATATTGGAAAACTCCTAAAATCTGAGTTTAATTCAACCAACATTGGTTATGATTTTCCTACAGACCCAACTCTAAGAGTTCTGGCAGGAGTTCCTGAAGTTATTAAACTTTCTCCTCTCTCATCTTTCCAATCAATCGGTATCACATCTTCAGGAGTAAATTATCTTGTATCTCCCGATTTAATTGTTATTGATGGAGTTACTAATAAAGTTGTTGATGTAGATCTTCAATATAACTTGGGAGATACAGAGGTAAAAATTCTTAAGAACACTGCCTCTTTATATGATGTCCCTCCTACTATTATTCCCACCAATAACTCAAACGGATTTAGCATATCATCTATCACATATAGTTCTTCAACAAAAATTGTAAGACTCTTTCTTCCTCATCAGTTCTCTGGAGGAGACTTCCCATTTGAAGTTGGTAAGTCCATATTAGTTGAAAATATAAGTGTTGGTTCTACCGGTTCAGGATTCAACTCAAAAGATTACAACTATACACTATTCCCAGTATCTGGTGTCAACACTGCTGCAGGCGGATCTGGAGCATGGGTGGAATATAATCTAAATGAATACGTCGGAACTGGATATCCAGGCAACTATAGTAAAAACTCCTTAGGTAGGGTTATTCCTAAGGTCAATTTTCCAATCTTTAATACTCAGATTAGAAAAAATAATTTCTTCAAAGGAGAAAGATTTGAAGGTCCTTCATATAAGGGAAGAGTTGATAGTTACAATGACAATATTGAGATTCTCAAAGCAAAGATAAATGGAGTTGCACGACCTGGTGATATTGTTAAAGGAGCAACTTCTGGTGCTGAGGGTAGTATCGAATCTATCTCAATATTTGATGCAGAAATCACCATAGGAACTGGTACAACAATTACTAGAGGGTGGCAAAAGAATACCGGATTTTTAAACGATAATCTTCAAAGACTTCCCGATAATGAGTACTATCAGAATCTTTCATATTCAATTAGTTCTGAAATTGATTTTGATACTTGGAGTGATCCAGTAAATTCGCTAGTACATACCTCTGGATTTAAAAAATATGCAGATCTACAAATCCTTAGTGGAGAAATAGATAATGATCTTAAACTGACGGTTTCAACTCCAGATTCTAATATTGAAACTATAGTTGACATCACTAGTTCTGCGGATCTAAATTGTTACTATGATTTTGATAGTGCAATTGAAAGAACTAAGAGATTGGGCAATGTTGATGTATCTGATGAAATCGTATTTGATACTATATTTCTTTCTGATTATTTCCAGTCAGTAGGAAATAGAGTTCTGAGTATAGATGATCTTAGTCCTCAATTTAATAGTAACGAAAGAACAACTCCTTTTGAGGTTATTTCAGTATTTGGAAATGATTTTAAGTACAATAAACTTATTACTCATGTAAGAGATAGAATTTTTACAGATGAGAGGCAGTTTGCAATTGTTTCTTGTCTTCAGGATAACAATATAGGTTACATTAATCAGTTTGCATCTATCGAATCATATCCAAATCTTGGATATTACGATTATGGTTCAGGAACTGATGGTTGGAGATTATTATTCTATCCTACAAAGTTTGAATTTAATACTTATGACGTTTCAACCACAAACTTTGCTATTTTGACCGGAGTGTCCACTGAGGGTTCTAAAGGTTTCGGTGACGTTGCTTTTACAAAATCAAAAATCACTAACGTTCCAGCATCGACTAATACTGATATTATTTCTATTGGAGCAACATATAGATCAGCAAAAGTTATGGCTAACTTTGAAGCATCTGACAACAAAATGTTTGCTTCTGAGTTAAATTTAGTCCACGACGGAACTGATGTATATCAACTTGAACTTGGTTCAATTGATGAAAATGAAGGGTTAACTGGAGTTGGTTTTGGAACTTTTGATGCCAGACTTTCTGGTGGAAATATTATTGTTAAGTTCTTCCCGAATGTTGCACTCGCTATGACCTGTGTCGCGAGTATAATTGCTATTTCTGATGCAGGGACTACAACATCTAATACATTGTTGGATGTTACTAGAGTTGGTTCTAGTTACTCTACTATTGCCTCTTCTGGGTCTCCTACTGCTAATGTAGTGGCATCTTATGAAGATCCTTCAGAGTCAGCTTACTACTTTATGAGTATTGAAGACAATACAAACAATAAGTATGAAATTCTTGAGTTTGCAGCACTAAACTCCAGCACAAATGATGTATATGTTGAATGGGGCAATATTAATACTGGAGGCACGATTGGAACAGTAGGTGTTGCCGCATCAACTAGTGGACTTCAGATTGTATATACTCCCGAACCTAATATAAACGTCGATGTTAGGACTTATTTTACAGAGATGAGAATATATGATGATAATACTAGAATTGACGAAATTGATATGTTTAGCACTGTCATCAAAACTGATCATAAAGATTATGAAGGCACTAAACTAGATCTTAAGACTAAATTTGATCTAAAACACGATGGACTTGATATTTTTAGAAGAGTGTTTAACGGTTCATCAGCAGCAACTGTTGATGTGTCCAATAATAAGGTAATTATTCCAAATCATTATTTTGTAGGTGGGGAATCGATTGAGTATTCACATCCTGGCACAGGCACAACAATGGCAATCGTCATTGACAATACGACATTCCCAAGTATTGGTGCTACAACTAAATTACCTAACACTGAACTTTTTGTTATTAAAGTAGATGAGGCAGCAATTCAATTAGCAACATCTGCGGAAAATGCTTTAAGTGTGCCACCTGTTCCTGTCGGAATAAGTGCTGTAGGAGCTGGTGCATCTCATGCGTTTAGTTCCACAAATCAGAATACTAAAGCATTGCTTACGATTGATAATATGATTCAGTCTCCACTTGCTGTTACAAATATCACTACGACATTGGATCAGGATATTGTCTTTGATCTGGTATTCAACACTACTGGAGTAACTTCATTTACATCGGGAGATGTTATTAAGATTGATGATGAATATATGGTTCTTAAAACCATTGGAGTTGGAAATACAATAAAAGTTTCCGTATCTAGAGGTGATTTTGGTTCAACTGTTGCTATACACACAACTGGGGCGTCAATTACAAAATATGACGGCAACTACAATATTATCAATAATCAACTCTTCTTTGGTGTTGCACCTACTGGAAATTCTCCACTAAGCACTACAACTGGTGACCCTAGCAGTAGAGATTGGACTGGAATTACTACAAGTTCTAATTTCCAAGGTAGAACATTCATGAAAGGTGCTGGGGCAGGAACTACAAATGAGACCTATTATCAAAATTATGTTTTTGATTCTATCTCTGATAAGTTTACAGGCATTGGTCAAACATATACATTAACTTCTAATACCTCAAATATAACTGGGATAACAACAAATTCAATTGTTCTTGTGAATGGTATCCATCAAACACCACAAGGTGTTCAAGCATATAAAGGTGATTATAATATTATTGAAGATCTTCCTACAGGTATAAGTTCTATTACATTTACAGGTAGTCCTAGTTCTTCAGGATATGATTATAATAAATCAACTTTACCTGCTGGTGGGCAGTTTATCTCACTTGGTTCTACCGGTGGATTTGGATATCAACCATTAATATCAGCAGGAGGAACTGCTTTAGTATCTGCAGCAGGCACTATTACTTCTATTAGTATTGGAAATAGTGGTTCTGGATATAGATCTGGTATTCAAACTGTTGTGAATGTTGGAGTTCAAACTTACAGTGGAGTCCTAGCAAATGTAGAGTTTATTGGAACTGCCAATATATCTGGCGGTAATATCGTAAGTGTTGCGATCACAAACCCTGGAACTGGATACACCTTTACAAATGCTCCAGTAGTAGTATTTGACGAACCACTTAGTTATGTAAATATTCCTCTTATATTCAGTTCTTCAAGTCCTTCTGGCGTAGGCAGAAGTGCTACAGCAGATATCGTCGTAGGTCAGGGTTCTAGTATTATTGATTTTGAGGTTAGAGATACTGGTTATGGGTACAGAGAAGGAGAAATTCTAACTGTTGCTCTTGGCGGAGCAACTGGAATCCCAACTGATACCACTAAAACCTTTGATGAGTTTCAGATTACTGTTGACCGTGTTCACACTGATTCATTTGCTGGATGGTCTATTGGACAATTCCAAGTATTTGATCGATTGGATGATCAATTTGATGGGACCACAAAAGCATTTAGATTAAGTGTAAATGAAGAGATAATATCAATTCAATCAGAAAGAGGTTCAAATATTGAACTTGATCAGACGCTATTAGTGTTTATTAATGATGTGCTACAAAAACCTGGTGAAGCATATCAGTTTGATGGTGGCAGCATAATTACTTTCAGTGAGGCACCTAAAGGATCTCTAGTAGGTTATGGGAATACTGGAGATACTTCTAAGATTCTGTTTTACAAAGGTGCTGGAGATTCGGATGTTATATTTACTGATATAATAGAAACAGTTAAAGTTGGAGATTTGCTTAAATTATCTAACAATTCTGATTTAAACCAACCTATTACATTAAATCAGGATTTCAGAACTGTTACTGGTATTAATACTGTTGATAGCGTAGCAACTAATTCATATATTGGACCAGGAGTTACAACTGATCAAACTTTACATAGACCAATCAATTGGTGTAAGCAAAAAGTTGATAAAGTTATTGATGGCGATGAAATTGGCAAAGATAGACTGGCATATGAACCATCTATTTTCCCAGCAGCATATCTGACGCAATCATTAAGCATTAGCACCACTATTGTATATGTTGATACCGTTAGACCATTATTTGACTCTAGAAATGAGTCTAATATAAGAGGTTTCCAAAACTCAATTGTAGTTAATACCCAAGATGTTTTAGTTGGAGCATCTGTAACAGCAGTAGTAAGCATTGCTGGAACGATATCATCTTTTGTTATTACTAACTCTGGACAAGGTTATGTTGGGTTATCTACAATTGCGATTAGTGTTGCCCCTCCAATTGGTCTTGGTAATACTCATAGAGCATCTGGAGTTGGATCTATAACATCAGGCAAACTAGCAACTGTATCTGTGAATACCATTGGTTCTGGATATACATATACTAATCCACCTTCTGTAATTATTGAAGAACCTATTTTAGTAAAAGAAGTTATGCCAGTCTCCAGTTATAATGGAGATTACGGCAATATAGTTGGATTTGGCACAACAACTAGTGGATCATTTAATCAACTTAGATTTGATTTCTATATTCCAGTTAACTCTGATATGAGAAATCCCAATATTGTAGGAACTGCAGTAACTGTAAGTGGAATTTCAACTGGAGAATACTTCACAGTATTTAACTCTAATATTTCTCCTGCAGTGGGGTCTGCTCTCACAAGTCTTTATAATGACGGAACTACTTTAGGAATCACCACATCATTTATGGATGGTGTATTTCAGGTTTACTCTGCCTCAACCATACAAACAAATGTGGTTGGAGTTGGAACAACTACTATTAGAAGATTAATAACTAATGTAGGATCTATAAGCACTGTTTCATATGGAACAACTAGTTTTGGATCATTTAGTTGGGGTAAAATTAACGTGAGTAGAAGTAGTATTTCTACCACATTCAGTTCTTATAATGAAAATGGATATGGTGGCATTTCTACTTCTGCACTGGTCACTAGAAGAGATGCTCTCAGATTCAATAATTATGTGTAATAAATACTTGAAATATAAGATAAATAACAAAAAGTTCTCTAAAAATGGCAGCTATAATTACTGACCAACTTCGTATTTTGAATGCTAAGAACTTTGTTGCTGGTATACAATCCACTTCAAATTCTTATTATACCTTTATTGGTTTGCCTAATGCGGGTGACTATCAATCTACGTGGAATACAAATCCCCCGTCTCCTAAAGATAGTTTGAATGAATCTAACGATTATTGGGATACAATGATCGCTATGAAAAAGATCACATCAAGTGATGTTAGTCAAGTCATTAGAAAGACTACGTGGGCAACGGGAACCACGTATGATATGTGGAGAAATGACGTAACCAGAAGTAATCCATCACAACCATCTGGTTCTTTTGACATATATGATGGAAATTATTATGTAATGAACTCAGATTTTAGAGTTTATATTTGTCTTTATAATAACGCAACTCCAGAAAATGCTTTCCAAGGAGGTCCGTCATTAGATGAACCTACTTTTACAGATTTAGAACCAAGATCTGCTGGCAGTAGCGGCGATGGATATGTTTGGAAATATCTTTACACTATTAAACCAAGTCAAGCAATCAAGTTTGAATCAACAAATTATATTCCTGTTCCAAGTAATTGGGATACTGATACTGACGCTGCTCCTGTACGACAGAATGCTTCTACAAGCGGACAACTAAAAGTTATTACAATTAGAAATCGTGGTGTTGGTCTTGGAACTGCTAGAACATACACTAGAGTCCCTATTAATGGCGATGGTAGAGGTGCTGAGGCAACTGTCATCATTAATAATGATTCAAAAATTGAATCAGTTAATGTTTCAAACGGTGGATCAAACTATACTTTTGGTACTTTAGACCTTAAAACTGGTGGTGTACCTACAGGATCAACAGCACCAATCTTTAATGTTATTATTCCACCAAATGGAGGGCATGGTGCTGATATTTACAGAGAGTTAGGAGCATTTAATGTTCTAACCTATGCTAGGTTTGAAAATGATACTGAGAATCCTGACTTTATTACCGGCAATGAGTTTGCAAGAGTTGGATTAATCGCTAATCCTCTTAATAATGACTCAAGCACCATATTGACCACAGATAAGGCAAGTGCAGTATATGCTCTTAAACTTACCAGCGATGGTGACGAATATCAAAGTGCTATTTTTACGCCAGATAGTACTATCACACAAAAAGTAGGAGTTGGTTCTACTTCAGTTGGTAGAGTTATATCTTATGATCAATCTACAGGAGTTCTTAAGTACTGGCAGGATAGAACAAACTCTGGATTTAACTCTGATGGAACTCAAAATTCAGGTCCTATTTACGGGTTTGAATCCTTGAGGTTTACAAATGACCCTGCAGCAGGGGGAAATATTAATATTATCGGAGGATCTGTTACTTTGGGTATTGATACCTCTTTTGGATCTATTGGAAGTCCCGGTATAAGTACTGTAATAAATAGTCGTACCTACTTTCTAGGTCAAAGTTTTGTGAAGGGCGTTGCTCAACCAGAGTCTAAAAAATACTCAGGAAATATTATTCACGTTGATAATAGACCCTCTGTAACCAGGTCATCCTCACAGAAAGAAGACGTAAAGATTATCTTGCAGTTCTAAAGAATTATGCCCCAGGAAACTAACCTCAACGTTGCTCCCTACTTTGACGACTTTGACCCTCGTAGCAACTATTATAAAGTACTTTTCAAACCTGCATACCCAGTTCAGGCTAGAGAGTTAAATAATCTTCAATCTATTCTTCAGAATCAGATTGAAAGCGTTGGTAATAATTTATATAAAGAAGGAAGTGTTGTAATTCCTGGTAACTTAAATTACAATGATTTATTCTATGGGGTGCAGATTCAACAAGAGTTTCTTGGTGTTCCTGTACAAATCTATCTTGATCAGTTATTAGGAAAGAAGATTACTGGACAATCTTCAGGTATTACTGCTGAAGTTGTAACTTATGTTACTGATTCTGAATCCCAAAATGGAAACTTTACTCTTTATGTAAATTACTTAGAGTCAAGCACAGATAATAGCACTGAAACATTTTTTGATAATGAAGTTCTTACAGTAAATGAAGGTATTTCGTATGCAACTACCTTCATAAGTGCTGGAGAAGGTTTTGCTAATACTATTGTTGAAGATGCTTCACAAACAGGATCGGCATTTGTTGTCAGTGAGGGGGTATTTTTTATTAGGGGCAATTTTGTAACTGTTCAGAGTCAATTATTGATTCTTGACCAATATGGAACTCAACCTAGTTATAGGATTGGTCTTTTAATTAATGAGGAACTTATTTCATCAGATATTGATCCTCAACTTACAGATAATGCCCAAGGATTTAATAACTATACTGCACCGGGTGCAGATAGATTAAAGATTTCTTGCACCTTAGTTAAAAAGGACTCGGATGATTTTAATGATGAGAATTTTGTTCAACTTGCAGAAGTTCAAAGAGGATTATTAAGAACAAAAATTGATGACACCAAATATAATCTTTTAGGAGATGAATTAGCAAAAAGAACTTTTGAGGAATCTGGAAATTATTATATTAATGAATTTGTAACTTCTGTAAAGGAAAGTTTAAATAATCAAGAAGGAAATAGAGGAGTTTACGAACCAGGACAAATTACAGTTGGTGGTAATGTACCATCCGATGACTTGTTGGTATATAAAGTATCTCCAGGTAAAGCATATGTTAAAGGTTACGAAGTAGATATAAGATCTCCATCACTTATTGATGTTAGAAAACCCCGAGATACAAGACTTTTAGAAAATCAAGCAGTTAATTTTGCTTTTGGTCCTACTATTGAAGTAAATAATGTTTCTGGATCACCAATTATTGGATTTGATACTTCAACTACAGTAAGTCTTAGAGATCAAAGAGTAGGTTCATCTTCTACAGCAGCTGCTGGAGCAGAAATAGGACTTGCTAGAATTTATGATTTTGCTTTAGAATCAGGAAGTTATAATACCACAACACCTCAAGTAAATATTTGGGATTTATCACTATTTGATGTACAAACATACACTACACTGGATGTTAATGTAATTACTACTTTATCATCTCCTGTTCATCTTCAAGGAGAACAAAGTGGTGCCTCTGCATTCTTAAGATACAATGTAAGTGCAGGAACAGCATTAACTGCTTACAGTCAACAAGGTGATTTTGTTTTTGGAGAAAGATTAAGTTTTAATGGAGTTTTAGACACTTCTAGATTTGTTACTGGAGTTAAAAAGCACTCAATTGCTGATGTAAAGTCAGTTTATAGTATTGTTGGGACAGCAAATACATTTAATGCAGATACAATTCAAAGAAATATAATTTCAATAGGTATTGGGTCTATTTCTGCAAGAGATAATGCTGGTATTTCTACAATATCTGCTCCTGAACTTGCTGCCGGTGGTTTTATTGGAGTTGTTACCACAGGTAATTTAATTAAATATACAATTGCTGATAATGCTGATCCTACCATCTTAAGAGTAACTGGGATTAATGGAAAAACTGCTACTGTTACTGGAGTAACCACGGTAACTGGTATTTGTGAAGGATCTCCTCCAACATCTGCTACAAACCTTACTAATATTTCGGTAGTTGCTTCTAGATTACAAAGTTCACAAGGAACTGGAAATCTTTCAAGTAATGATTCAATCTACAGTGTACTTCCTAAAGAAAATATTGAATCAGTAGATCTAAGTGGGAGTAATATTGTAATTAGAAACAATACATCAATCAATATTGACGCTAATGGACTTTCTCAAGTAGTTTCCGTAGGTGATCCCGCCAAAGAGGTATTTTTAGCATTTGATGAGGAAAGATATTCACTGTTAAGGTCAGATGGTGGAACTGAAATCCTTACTGCTGATAAGTTTATATTCTCTCAGGGAAACACTCAACTTCAACTACAAGGTTTAAGTAGTGCAGATCCTGATGCAACTCTTATCACATCCACTCGTAAATCTAATATAACATCTAAAACGAAGTTAAAGAACTCAACTAATAATATTATTATCAATAAATCAAAAAATAGTGCTTCTGGAGTTGGAACTGCTACTTTACAAGATGGATTGACATATGGAAATTATCCTTTTGGAACAAGAGTTCAAGATAATATCATTTCGTTAAATGTGCCTGATGTAATTGATGTATATGGCATATTCCAATCAGGAACAACAGAAGATCCAGAATCTCCTAATCTTGCTGTTGCTAACATGAATGGTCCTTCAGCGACCACAAATGATTTGATTCTTGGGGAAACATTCTCTGGAGGAACCTCAGGTGCTAAAGCAAGGTATATTCAAAGGAAAAACGATACCACTATTAGTTTTGTTTACTTAAATGATATAGTATTTGAAGTAGGAGAACCACTATCATTCTCGCAATCAACTGTTTCTGGAAATGCTTCAAACATTGAACTTGGATCTCAAAACGTAACTAGAGATTATTATCTTGCTAGAGGTCAAAGATCTTCATTCTATGATTTCTCAAGAATTATAAGAAAAGAAAATGTTCCCGAAGCTGCCTCTAAGTTGAGAGTTTATTTCTCAAATGCTTATTACGCTAGTTCTGATACTGGAGATGTTACTACTGTTGATTCTTACAATTCTTTTGATTACTCCACTGAAATTCCATCCGTTGGAAACAGTAGAGTTACAGATATTATTGATGGAAGACCTAGAGTTACAAACTACGCTGTAACACCTGGATCAAGATCACCACTTGAATTCTTTGGTAGAAACTTCAACGGTGGTCAGCATAGTTCAAAAAACGTTATTGCATCGGATGAATCTATTACTTTAGGATATAACTATTATCTTGCTAGGGCAGATAGAATTTATATTGATAAAAATGGATCATTCTCAGTTAAGAATGGTGCTCCAGATGATATTCCCCAACTTCCTTTATCTGTAACAGATGGGATGAATGTTGGTAATGTATTTTTACCTCCATATCTTTATAATACAAATGACGCAAAAGTAACATTTATTGACCATAAGAGATATCAAATGGTTGATATCTCTAAAATTGAACAAAGAGTTAAAAATCTTGAATATTATAGCTCATTGAATTTGCTTGAGCAATCAACTCTGAATACATTTGTTCCAGATATTAATGGACTTAATAGATTTAAGTCTGGAATTTTTGTAGATAACTTCAGCTCTACACTTCCGCAAGATCTTACAATTGGAATTAAAAACTCTATTGATACAAAGAGAAAAATTCTTAGACCACCTCACTACTCTAATGCTGTAAATCTTCAAGTTGGAATTGGTAATACTTTATTAGGTGCCGGAGTACGAAGAACAGGTAATATTGTTACTCTTGATTATGCTAATAATGTCTGGTTGGAACAACCATTTGCTACAAGACTTGAAAATGTTACTCCATTCCTAATTAATTTCTATCAAGGCAATATAGATTTAGAACCATCTGTTGATGTTTGGATTGATACAAACACAATGCAGATACGCGATGTTCTTATGGAAGGATCTTTCCAAGGACTTGCTGATGTGATTGGCGCAGAAGTTGAAACTGCTGAAGATGGTTCAAGAATTGGCGTTGCTCCTATTGTTTGGGACTCTTGGGAAACTGTTGGTGCTCAACTTGATCTAAGTGCAACAAATAGAAATGAGTCACTCGCTCAATCTGCTCAAAGGAATGGGACTAGTGCTGGCGCAATTCTTGCCGGACAAGGAATTGGTGCTGGAAGAATTGATACTGGAAGAACTACAGTTCAAAGTACAGTTATCAATGGATCTGTTTCACTTGAGCAAACAAGAACTGGTTCACAACAGTCTATCCAAGAAGTAATTAATACTGAAAGTCTTGGTGATAGAGTCGTAAACAGAGAGATCACTCATACAATGAGATCTCGTAATATTAAGTTCACTGCTAAGGCAATGAAACCATTTACACAAGTATATTCTTACTTTGACGGTGTAGCAATAAGTAGATTTACAGTCCCTAAACTCATAGAAGTCACAATGACTTCAGGTACGTTTACTGTAGGGGAAACTATTAATGGTACAATGCCAGGTAGCGTTACTACTCAACAAATAGGTAGTTCTTCTCTACCTGAGATTGTTTTCAGAGCAGCAGCTGCAAATCATAAGTATGGAAGTATCACTGAACCTTCTGACATTTATGATAGCAATCCATACACCAGAGCAACTAGTTTACCAACTGCATATACTGGCGCATCTACTATTATAAATGTTGATACTGATAGTCTGCAGTCCGAAGAGTTCTCACAGTTCTTTGGATACATTCAATCAGGAATGGTTTTAAGAGGACGTACAAGTGGTGCAGAAGCGACTATAACCTCTGTTAGACTCATCACAGACCGAGTTGGTACTTTGATTGGTTCTTACCGTGTTCCTGACCCATCTAGCGTCTCTAATCCAACTTTCGACACCGGAAGGTCAGAGTTTAGACTAACAAGTAGTTCAATTAACAGTAGAGTTAAAGGAGCACTTTCTACTAGTGCTCAAGAAATATTCTATTCTCAAGGAGATCTTGATAATACTCAAGAAGTAACTCTTTCGTTGAGAAATGCTAGAGTTGCAACTAATGATGATATTCAACCAGAAACAAGACAATTAGTCGGTGAGTCCACAGAAGTTAATATTATACAAGATATTAACGTTGTTAGAATACCACCTCCCCCACCACCACCAGCACCACCACGTCCACCATGGCGTGGAGATCCTCTTGCTCAAACATTCTTTGTTGATGATCTTACTGGCATATATCTTTCCAAGATTGATTTATTCTTCCAATCTAAGGCAACAGATTTCCCTGTAACTATTCAGATTCGTGAGACTAGACTTGGTACTCCAACTAATATCGTTCTCCCATTCTCTGAGGTAACTTTAGATCCAAAATTTGTTGAGATATCTGAAGATGGTTCTGTTCCAACTACATTTACTTTTAACTCTCCAGTATATTTGAACGGCAATACAGAATATGCAATAGTTGTTAAGGCAGATGTTACTGATTACAACGTATGGATTTCACGATTTGGCGAAGCAGATATAACAACTGCTGCCCAAGAAGCAGGACAGATTCTTGTTACTCAGCAACCTCTCTTGGGTTCTTTGTTCAAATCTCAGAATGCTTCAGTATGGACACCAAGTCAGTATGAAGACCTTAAATTTGTTCTTTATCGCTGCCAGTTCGTATCTCAAGGTGTTGTTCAGTTCTTTAATCCAGAACTTCCTCAGCAACTTGAAAAAATCACTAGGAATGGTATTTCGATTACTCCTAGAACAATTAGCGTTGGAATCGGAACAACTGTTAATAATACAGGAGTTGTTGCTGGGAGGGAATTATCTATTGGAGATATAATCACTCAAACTTCATCTAACTTTAGAGGAGTATTAGTAGGTCTTGCTGGTTCCTCAACTGGAAATCTTGGACTTTCTAATCCAGGAATAGGATATACTCCTGCAGCATCTCAGTTTACTCATACTGGGATTGCGTTAACAGCGTTTACTGGTCAAGGTGTAAATGCAACTGCTAACATTACAATCAACAATGGAGTTGCTATTGCTGCGACTATCAATACGGGCGGCAGTGGATACAATGTTGGTGATGTTCTGACACCATTAACCACTGGTAGTAATGCTTTCTTGCCAGGAAGAGACATGAAATTGTCTGTTAATACATTGCTTGGATTTAATGAACTTGAACTCAGTAAAGTTCAAGGCGAAGTTAAGTTTACTGCAAATAACTACTTACAATATACTACATCTGCAGGAATCACCTCAGATGTGAATGTAGGTGTAGGTGGAAGTTTGGTTCCTGACGCACCAGTTACTGTAAGGAATGATGGACTTCATTTGAAAGTGTTCCAGAGAAATCATGGAATGTATTCAAATACCAATAGAGTTCTTCTCAAGGAAGTTGGTTCCGATATTACTCCAACAGCACTTTCTGCTCAATATACTAAGGCAGATACAGGTGCCATTTCTGTTGGATCAACCGCTAACTTAGCAGATTTTGAAGGTCTTCCTATTAGTGTTAACAATCCTGGATATGTGAAGATTGGTAGTGAGATTATATCATACACTGGAACTGCTGGTAATTCTTTGGTAGGAATTTCAAGTAGGTCAGTTGATAATACTATTGCTGCTACTCATAATATAAATGAACTGGTCTACAGATATGAATTTGGTGGCGTTTCTTTGCTAAGAATCAATAAAGAACATCAATTTGCAGATGTGACTGTTGATGATGCTATTGGACTTGATCACTATAACATCAAGGTCAATATGTCTGCTGATGGAACGGATAGAAGTTCTACTTCTCCTACTTTAGGTTCTCGATATTTTGTTACTAGTAAAACTGGTGGAGGAACTAAAGTTAAAGGAACATATAATCTTCCTTATTCAATCGTTATTCCTAAACTGAGAACAGTTTCACCTAATGGAACTTCTATTAGTTCTCAGATGAGAACTGTCACTGAAACATCCGTTAGTGGAACTGAAATCTCCTTCCTGGATAAGGGATATCAAGAAGTTTCTCTTAATGAGAAGAATTACTTTGACAATCAAAGAATGGTTGTTTCTTCAACTAATGAAAGAAGTTATCTTAACGGTCTCCCATATAATAAGTCAATGACTTTGAATACTAATATGTTAACCGTTGATAATAGATTATCTCCTGCTATTGATCTTGATCATGCCGCTGTTGTGTTTGTTTCCAATAGAGCAAATCAACCTATCACAAACTATGCTACAGACAGCAAAGCAAAGGGAATCTTAGGTGACCCAACTAGTTTGATGTATGTGACTAGAAATATTAGTTTGGAGAATCCAGCATCTTCCTTGAGAATATTCATTGATGGATATGTTTCAACGTTCAATGACATCAGAATGTTCTATGCTCTTGATCAGGATCTTCCTGCCACAGAATGTGTATTTACTCCTTTCCCTGGTATTAATAATCAGAGTGAATTTGGAACGGTTCTTCAACCATTCAATGCTGATGGAAAACCAGATGTATATGTCCCACCATCGGATGTTTACACTCAGTATCCATCATTGAATTACTTTAAAGAGTATAAGTTTACTATTGATAATCTAACTCCCTTTAATATGTTTAGGATCAAAATAATAGGAACATCTACCAATCAAGCAATTGTTCCTCAGTTTAGAAATCTTAGATGTGTTGCGGTAGTTTGATATGGCATTAGTACCAATTGAAGGAAAGGATGGTTTTTTTAGAGATAACACTACCGGTGCTATTGTGAATCGAAATAAAACTGATTATGAAAACTATATAAATGCAAGAAATAGACTCTCTTCTGAAAAGGAGAGAGTTGATAATCTTGAACAAAAAGTGGATAATTTACAAAATGATCTAAGTGATATCAAAACTCTTCTCCAAGTAATAGCAAATGGCAAATAATACAATTACCTTTGATCCTTCAGTAAGAACTCCTTATGGGGTAAACCTTACAATGTATACTGGTGTTGATTTTGAAGAGACATTTAAGATTTTGAATAATGATAGGTCAAACTATAATTTGACTTCCCATACGATGCATTCAAGAATGATGAAATCCACTGGTCAAGCAGCATCAATGGATGTGGTGGCAAACTTTACAGAATCAATTACAAGTGCTAGTGCGGGAGAATTTAAGATTACGCTATCTGACACTCTTAATAGACAAATAAAAGGTGGAAGATATGAGTATGATATCTTTGCTTCTATAGGAAGTAGCACTTATAGCATTGCCAGAGGTAATATCAATGTGTATTCTGGAATTTCTACGGTCTAACTAAATAATAAAAAAGAACTGTCTTATAATAATGGCAAAACCGTCAACTAGGCAAGAATTAATTGATTATTGTTTAAGACAACTGGGTGCTCCGGTTGTTGAGATTAATGTTGCTGAGGAGCAACTGCAGGATTTAGTTGATGATGCTGTTCAGTTTTTCCAAGAAAGACACTTTGATGGGGTAAGTCAAACATATTTAAAGTATCAAGTAACTGACGCAGATGTTAATAGAGGAAAGGCTAGACCTCCAGGAGCACCTGCAGGCGATGGTGGAACATCAGGAATAACTAGTATTACAGCAACTGCAAATATTGCTGGATCTAATACTACATTTGCATATTACGAAAATAGCAATTATATAGCAATTCCTCCATCAATTATTGGAATCAATAAAGTATTTCAATATAATGAAGGGTTATCTTCTGGAATGTTTAACATCAAATATCAGTTGATGTTAAGTGATATAGCGGGACTTCAAGGGTCAGGAGCAACGGGATATGACCTTACCTCCTACTCAATGACTATGAGTTATTTGGAAACAATAAACTTTTTACTTAATACTCATAAGCAAATTAGATTCAATCAAAGACAAGATAGAATGTATCTTGACGTAGATTGGTCGGAATTAAAAGCAGGAGAGTTTCTAGTTTTAGATTGCTGGTCAGTATTGGATGGTAACGATTATTCACGAGTTTGGAATGATTCATTCATAAAACCATATCTAACATCTCTTATCAAAAGACAATGGGGTCAAAATCTGATGAAGTTCCAGGGTGTAAAACTTCCTGGAGGCATTGAGTTCAATGGTAGACAAATATTTGATGACGGACAAAGAGAAATCGATGAGATTAAGCAAAAAATGATGAGTACATATGAACTTCCACCGTTAGACTTGATCGGTTGATGCTATGCTTAATCCATTTTTTCAAAACGGAACTAAGGGAGAACAAGGATTAATCCAAAGTCTCGTCAACGAACAGTTAAAAATGTATGGTATTGAGGTATATTATATGCCTCGCAAATATCTTACAAAGTTTACTGTAATTAAAGAAGTCATACAATCTGAGTTTGATAATGCATATCCTATTGAGGCATATGTAGATAACTATGATGGTTATGGCGGAGAAGGCACTATATTGTCACGATTCGGCATTCAAGAGAAAGATGATTTAACTCTGGTTGTGTCTAGAGAAAGGTTTGAAGACTATATTACTCCTTTAATTAAAAATCTTCCTAATGTTGAACTAGCAACTAGACCAAAAGAAGGAGATTTAATCTATTTTCCATTGGGAGAGAGATTATTTGAAATCAAGTATGTAGAACACGAACAACCGTTTTATCAACTACAGAAGAACTATGTTTACACACTGAGATGTGAACTCTTCAGATATGAAGATGAAGTTATTGATACTGGAATCGAAGATATTGACGAAGAAATTGAACAGATTGGTCATATCAAGACTCTTAGACTTATTGCTGTAGGAGTCAGTACACAAGCAACCGCAACCTCAAATTTGTGCATAACTGGTTCTGTTGGATCTGTTGTAATTACAAATATGGGTAGAGGGTATACAGAACTACCCAGAGTTGCTTTCTCTTCCGCACCAGGAGGAACAACAGCAGTTGGCATAGCATCACTTACTTATGATTATATTGGGTGTGACGGAACATCAGGAAAAATAGTTTCAGTAAATGTAACAAATGCTGGATGTGGGTATACTGTAGCACCTATTATTACATTCCACGGAGGAGGTCTTTCTGGTGCTGGAGCTGCTGCTACTAGTATTCTTGTTCCAACAGGTTCTGTACAAACAGTATCAATAGCAAATAGCGGAGGAGGATATATTACAGCACCAATTGTTGGAATATCAACTCCAAAACATGTTGGTGCCGCAGCAACTGCTATTCTTAATACTGCGTCAGAAGTGGGAGCAGGAGTCAGTGTAGTAAAGGCACCTATTAGTATTGGTGCATCTGCATATCTGTTCCCATATGGAACTACGGGAGGTGTTTATTATAAACAGGCACCTACGGTGACTTTTGGTGCTCCAACAGGAGGCGGTAATGCTGGACTTGCTTCTGCTATTATGGATCCAATCGCATTAGCAGGCGGCACAGTCAAAAAAGTTGCTATAACCACAGAAGGTAAATTCTACACAAGCGCACCGGATATTGTTATTGCTCATCCAGGAACAAGTCCAGCAGTTGCTACCATTGATAATGGCGGAGGAGTTGATGGATCTAGTATTGATGAAACTTCTGTTGCATTTACTACAACAGGTCGAGCATATTCAACAGCACCAACAGTTTCAATTGGACTTGGAACAGGAACTGCAACCCCGTCTCAAGTAGCAGTTGGTATTGCTACTATTCATCCGATCTTAGGAATTGTCACAGCAGTTGGATTCAATACAGAAACTAAATTATGGTGTGTCGGAACTGGAGCAACTATTGGGGCAGGATATACAGTACAACCAACGATTAGTTTTTCAAATCCTCAACCGATTACAGCAACAGCAACTGCTACTGTTTCTATTGCTGGTACTATTAGTGCCATATCTATTGGTAGTAGTGGATTTGGATATGTTTCTACTCCAGATGTCGCAGTTGCTGGTCCTGGTGGTATAGGTACTCAATTTATTGCTACAGGAATTTCTACAATAAGATTTGATTCTATTATAACTTCTGGAACAATAGGTATAGGTTCAACAGTTATTACAGGAATCAATACCACTAATATGGTAGTTGGTGACCGTGTAAGACTGCAGACTGGATATGATAGTCCATATGAAAGAGTTTATATTATACCAAAAGATACTTTTGTAACGAGCATTGGATCTTCAATTCTTGTTGTGAATAATTCCACTGTTGGTCTTGCTACAACAACTCAAAATGTTGAAGTAGGCATACAAAATTGTGGAATAGTAACAGGTATAACTGTAACATTTGGTGGAGGTGGATATACTTCTCCTCCTGTTGTTACAATTTCAAATGATACCTCAGAGAAAAACTATTACACAGAAGTAAATGGAGTTGTAAAAGCAACAGGCATTGCTACTATCAGTTCTGCAGGATTCGTTACTTCCATCTATATTTCAAATGGTGGAGCAAAATATGTTATAGCGCCAGATGTTACATTACCAAAACCAGTCGCTGGAATAGTTACATCAAGTGGATCATTTGTGTATAATGAAATCGTTACAGGTGGAACTAGTGGTACTACAGCCAGAGTTAAAGAGTATGATGCAGTTGCTAATACTCTTGAGATTTCAATAGTCAGTGGAGACTTCAAGGCAGGCGAAACGATCACTGGTTCAGAATCTTCTGCGGTTGGTGTTATCAGAACGGTAGGTATTTACGACGAGGTTACTCCATTCGCAGATAATGATAATATTCAAAGAGAAGCAAGTCTAGTTATTGATTTTAGTGAGAATAATCCTTTTGGAATGCCTTAGACATAAAACTGTTAAATAGAAGTATATTCTTTAAAGATCATGTTTGAGTATTTCTACAACGAAATTCTAAGATCTACAATCATTTCATTTGGTTCTCTGTTTAACGGTATCGAGATTAAACACAAAGACGGAAATGATGAGACTTGGAGTGTCGTCAAAGTTCCTCTTGCTTATGGACCTACACAAAAGTTCTTAGCAAGATTAGAACAGACTCCAGATTTGAATACTCCTGTTCAAATGACATTGCCTAGAATGTCTTTTGAGTTTATTGATTTGACTTATGATCCCGAAAGAAAAGTATCAAAATCTCAAACGTTTGTTATAACTGGTGATAACGGAGAGCAAACTAAAAAAGCATATATGCCAGTACCATATAATATGGTTTTTGAATTGTCTGTAATGACGAAACTAAATGATGATATGCTGCAAATAACTGAGCAGATTTTACCCTATTTTACTCCTGCGTACACCATACCGGTTAAACTTCTTAGTGGATTAACAGAAGTAGTTAATACTCCAGTTGTGCTTGATAATGTATCAATGGAAGATGATTATGAAGGCAACTTTGATACAAGAAGAGCATTAGTTTATACTTTTAGATTTACAGCAAAGACCTATCTTTACGGACCACTTACAGATATTAGTTCTTCTATTGTTGAAAAAGTTTCTGTTGGATATATTGCAGGAACAAGAACAAAAGGAAAAACTCAGTACGAAAGAGATGTTACTTACACTGTAGAACCAAGAGCACTAAAAGATTACAATGGAAGTGAAGTTGCTCAGTTAACAGCAAACATTGATTTTGAAGACACCGTGATTGAAGTTTCAGATGGTACTAAGTTTACCAAGAAAACATATATCTACATGGGCGAAGAGCAAATGTACGTTGACAATATAATTGATAATAAGTTAACAGTTAGAAGAGCACAAGATAAGACTACGATTCAGCAGCACGTTTTAGGTTCTGCTATCTATAATATCACTAAAGCAGATGCTTCATTCATTGAAGTTGGAGATAACTTTGGATTTGATGGAGGATTTAGTTAATTACTATTATGACTAAAAAATATGACGGTTTGGATGAGGCATTTGACGTTGAAGTTTCAGATGTTCAAATAGATAAAACAAAAGTTGATAATAAAATTGAAAAAATCAAATCATCAACTGAAGACATCAATAAAGATTACGAATATACTAGAGGTAATCTTTATTCAATAATAGAAAAAGGACAAGAAGCAATCAATGGCATTCTTGAACTTGCTCAAGAAAGTGAGATGCCAAGAGCATATGAAGTAGCAGGTCAACTTATTAAAAACGTTTCCGATGCCACTGATAAGTTGATGGATCTTCAGAAGAAACTGAAAGATGTTAGTGAGGAAAAAGATCAAAAAGGACCCACTACAGTCAATAATGCCCTATTTGTCGGTTCTACAGCGGACCTTCAAAAAATGTTAAAGCAAGCAAGTCAGACAGATAAATAGTTTCTCAGGGAGAGAAATCCCAAAGTACTACACTAATAGAATGTCTAACGAAGACCTGCCGTCAATAAATGATATAGTAGAGGAAAATAATTTACCCTCTTATAAAGATTTTATAGATGAAAAGGAACTTCCGTCAGTAGAAGATTATATTACAGAATCGCCCAAAGAAGAAGTTTTAGTTGAAGAGATAGAGAATATTGACCCTGTTTTATCAGAGACTGCACCAGAATGGTCAGAACTGATACGCCTTGTTAATGATTTAAGGAAAGAGATACCAGAAATACCAGAAATAAAATATTATGATGAAGAATTAAGTAATTTAAGTAGTAAATTAACTCATATTGAGGAATATTTTACACAGTTTGATCAAAAAAGTAATAAAATTGATGACTTAGATGTAAAAAATGAACATCTTGAGGAAAAATTAACTGAAATTGAATCAAAAATACCTGAAATACCAACAATAAGGTATTATGATCATGATATTGAACATATTAATGATAAGATAACACAATTAAAAGAAGATATAACATCTTTACCTGAAATCAAACACTATGATAGTGATATATCATCTCTTGTAGAAGAACTTAATAAAGTAAAATCGAGAGATGTACCTGATTTTAGGTGGATTGGGAATACTTTTAATACTATTGACGAAGATTTTACTAGAGTTCAAGGGCATCTTGACGTAATTAAAGAAAAGATATCTTTTGAGGTATCAGAACTTAATGAGACTATTCAAGTAAAGGATTTTGAACAAAATATAAATGTCAAAAACCTCAAAGATAATGTTAGTGAGAAGATTGATCAAACTAATACTCGATTAACTGAAACTAAAGATAAAATATATTCTGAACTAAGTAAGTCATCATTAAAAGTTTGGGAATATCACAGAGAATTTAAAGATGATGATAGAAAACTAAAAAAAGCAGTTCTGAGTGAGCAGAATAAAATAAAACAGAAGTTAGAAAAAGAAATTACTTCTATCAATGAGCAGAGCATCAAGACAGATGAAACACTTTTAAAGTTTTTCAATGAACTTAAAGAACAAGTAAATTTACTTCCAGAAGTCAAATATTATGATAATGAAATATCTACTATCATAAAAGACGTTGATTCTTTAAAATCAACTGTTAGAGAACTTAAGGATATTGCCTCGTTAATCAAAAAAGATCAAAAGCAGTTACAAGAAAATTATCTTCTTAATGAACCACCATCTGAAAAAGAAAAAGCAGGTGGGCAAACTGATGCATTAACACCGCTTGATCAAAAGTTTGCTACTCTTGATGATCTATCAAATCATTACAGACTTTTTATTAATAGGATTACCACTCAACTCTCAACAATGGGTGGTGGTGGAGCAGGTTTTATCAAAGATCTTGATGATGTTGATATCACTGGTTTACAAAACAACTATATTTTAAAATGGGATGACCCAAATAATAAGTGGATAGTAGCGAGTGGTGGCAATGTTGGTGCTGGAGGAACTTGGCACACTGATAGCATTGGCATTTCTACTAACAAATCTGTTGGAATTAATACCTCATCTGCTGCAACAGGAAAGTCACTGTATGTCGTAGGTGATGTTCAGTTCACTGGCAATCTAAGTGTTGGTGGAACAATCACATATGAAGATGTCAAGAACGTAGACTCTATTGGTATTGTTACTGCAAGAAGTGGTATTAATGTTCTTGCTGGTGGAATTAATGCAGTTGGTGTTATTACTGCTACTTCATTTATTGGTGATGGTAGTGGACTGAGTAATATCATTTCTGGTGTTGGAATCCAATCGGGATCAGTTCGTGTTGGAACTGGATTTACTGACGTTAAATTTACTGGAGCAGGTGTAACAATTGTAGGGTCTGGAACGACTGTAACTGTTAATATTCCATTCTCAACAATCACTAGACAGACAGAAACATCTTCTGGTGTAACAACGAATTTCACAATTACTGGTGGATATGAAGTTGGTTTGATTGATGTATTCCTGAACGGAATTAAACAGAGAAGTGGAGTTGACTTTACGGCTACCAATGGGTCTGTTGTGACTATGACACCCTTTATTAGTAATGGTGATGTTGTTGAATTTCAAAAAATAGATCAACTAACAATTGGTGGAATTACATCAGTAACCAATGCTACTAATGCCTTTACTCTAAACAGTCAAGCAGCATCTTATTATCTTGACTATGATAATTTCACAAATACACCAACAGTTCCAACAAATAATAATCAACTGACTAATGGTGCTGGTTTTATTACAACATCATTTACCAATACCAATCAACTGACCAATGGTGCTGGATTTATAACCACATCATTTACTAACACTAATCAACTGACCAATGGTGCTGGATTTATAACAGCAACATCATCTGGTACAGGATTAACTGGAATTGTAACTTCTATTATTGCTGGAACTAATGTAACTATCTCTGGATCAACTGGAGTAGTAACTATCAATTCTTCTGGTGGTGGGGGTAGTTCAGGTATTGAGATTGAAAATAATGGAACTTCTGTTGGAACAGGAATAACTTCAATAAATTTCAGTACCAATGTAACTGCAACTGCTAGTGGCGGTATTGCAACTGTTACTGCTTCTGGTGGAGGTGGTGGATCATCATCAGTTGCTATTATTGATGAAGTTGAAACTTTTTCAACTGGTGGAGGATCTTTCACCTCTGGAGCATGGCAGGATAGGGACTTAAATACTGTTACTTATGATGGTGATGATATTATTGATTTAAATAGTAGTACAGGAGAAGTGACTTTAAAAGCAGCTGGTACATATAAAATTGATTTTAGAGCACCAGGTTTTAGATGCGATAGTCATGTTGCAAGGATTTTAGATACATCTATAACTCTTGTGAGAGGTCGGGGGTCTTCTACATATAGTCAAGATTCTGGTTTTTATGCACAAACTAATAGTATGGGATCTACCATATATACAACAACTGATGTAAATCAAAAATTTAAACTACAACATAGATGTACTACAACCCAATCTTCAGCATATGGTATGGGTAATCCACATAATGTAAGTGCTATTGGAAATAATTACTATTCTCAAGTCATAGTTACGAAGTTATCATAAATATTCATAAAGACTCTCATGAGCAAGACTAGACAAATTGCAAATATGGTTTCTAGTGGTACTGATGCTCGTATGAACATCCCCACCTTTTCAACCACACAAAGAGATGATGGGTCTTTTGATGCTGGGTCAGTAATATACAATACCACTTCAACTAAATTAGAATTTTATAACGGAACTTCCTGGAATACTCTGCCAGGACTAACCGTTGGATTGTCTTTGGCTCTTGATGGATAAATTATAAATACTAAGAGACCTTTTTATTGTTACAATGAACGAAGGCAATCTTCATAAATGGTTCAAGGGATCAAAATCCAAAGACGGTAAGTCTGGATGGGTTAATGTGGTCACTGGTGGAACTTGTGCAAGTGATAAACCTGGTGAAGGAACTCCTAAGTGCGTCTCATCATCTAAAAGGGCAAGTATGACTAAAGCAGAAAGAAAATCTGCTGCCCGTCGCAAAAAAGCAGCAGATCCTGGTCAACAATCCAAGACTGGTGCTGCAAAACCAACATATGTTTCTACAGACAAACCAAAAAAAGTAAAAGAAGATATTGAACTTACTGATGCATACGGTGAACCTTTTGCAGTTGTACAAGACATTATCAAACCAAAACCCATGAAAACAAACGCACCTGATATCGAGTCATATGAGACGTATGATATTGAAGCAATGACTGAAGAAGATAAGAAGGGCAAAAGTAGTGGTAAGAAAGATGCCTGCTATCATAAAGTAAAAGCAAGTGCTTCTGTATGGCCGTCAGCA